CGGTATCGCATCGTTTTGTGTATGATGCCACCCGGATCCGGTACGTCGGCCGCAAATTGCCGACGAAAACCAATGCTGTTCATTTTCTCGTCCACCTGTTGCGCCAAGGCGCCGGTTGACTTGTTATGCCAAACGTCGATTTGAATGCTGATGTCGCTGAGCGGGCTGCCTTCAATCCGAAGCGGGTCGCTGTTTGCGAGTTCATAGAACGAGATGTGCGGAAGCTGCGAAAAATCTTTCGGGTACGCATATGACACAGTCACGCCGGGAATGGACTCCAGCAACGCGTTGATCTTGGCTTTGACGTCGTACATCAGCCCCTCACCAGCTTTCGGATCTCGTTGCGGATGTGCCTCGCAACGATTTTCGGGACCACCTGCTTGTTCTGCTCAGCTGCCGGAAAGAGGAACGGCTGCGCGGCCATGCCTGCCCAGTCCTGGCGGTATGAAAGATTCCCGTCATACTTCGGAGGCGACGGCGACGCCTCGCCGCGCTGACCCGTGCCAAATTCGACGTATGGGGCGTAATAGACATTCGTCGAAACCTTGCCGACGACCGTCCCGCCGCGCTCTTCCACTGTGGCCTGAATGCTGCCACGAAGCGTCCCACCGTCGATCTCAGCTACCGGTGCAAGCATCTTTGCGTCGGCCTGAACCTTCATCGCCGCCTGAAGGACGCCAGTCCGGAGGACCTTCCGGCTGTTTCCACCTAGCTGATCCAACTTTTTCAAGAGGCGATCCAATCCTTGCAGGCTCACGATCTCACCTTCTCCAGGTCGATGACAGTGTGCCCAGACCATGGACGGATGGCGACGACCCGGTAATCCGGGTTTTGGATTTCCGGAGGAACGTCCACCCATGCACCAGCGCTTTCGGTGACGGCCGGCCTACCCTCGACGTACATCGTCAGCATGTAGGCGGCACGCTCGCCGTACATCTCCGCCGTGACACGGCCGCCGGCCGGCTGAACGTGCCCGAAGATCGTCACCGGATCGCCCCAAGTTTCGTAGGTCGTTGCATCCGGCTCCTTTTCGGTGATGCGCGGCCGGAAAACGACAGCCCGCTGGTCACGCCGACGGAGCCGCATACCGCACCACCTTCAGCAAGCGATACTGGTTGATCGCCGCCCGGATGGATTCCGGCAAGTCCTCGAATGACCGGCTGACGCCGCCCTCGCTGTGCGACGTCTGCCCTTCCACGCCCTGGCGGTTGTATCGGATCACTGCTATCTGCCGCTGGATCGGTTCCAGGGCGGGCGGAAGCTCTGTCCGGTTAGTCCATGTGAGCAAATCGTTATTCACGTCTTCAAGCAGCAGGCTCAGCGCTTCATCCTGATCCGAGCCGGTAATTCCGAGCATGATTTTCAGCTTTTCGAGGGTGGTCACGGGCTGTCACCTCCATGAAAACGGAGGGCAGCTTATTTGCCACCCTCCGTCTTCTTGTTCTTTGCTGCGCCTTCCGCAGCTGCGTCAGGCTTATCCGACTGGGCGATCCGAACGAACCCCTGCCGCTCATACTTCTGCGCCTGGTGTTCCGTCGCAGCCAGCTTCACGACGTTTTCACGCTGCAGCACGATCATGGATCATTCCTCCGTGGCCACGTAGATTTCGCGGACCTTGTTTTCGGGGATGATCAGATCGTGATACTTGCGGTAGTCGATCTTCCAGGCGTTGGCGTCCTGGTTCGTCATCGGGTCGAAGATGCGGACCACATCCGTCTTCTGAATCCCGATCGGCGCCCGGCGGGACGACACGATCCAGTGGACAGCCTTGGAGCCCACCGCAGGCACGAAGCCGCCTTCTTCCTGGCCGGACGTTTTCCCGTCGTAGAAGACGAAGGCCGTCCGCATGCGGTTCGAGGCCACCGGGATCAGCGGGATGCCGTCGAGGAAACGGATACGCAGGTCAATGCCGCCCTGGCGGAAGTTGCCGACATCAATTTGCTTTTTGATTTCTTCGCTGTTGATCAGAATTTGATACACCGGCCACCTGATCGTGATGACCAGTTGTTCTGTGTCCAGCCCGCGATCCGCCAGGGTGTAGATGTGGCTGTAGAGCTTCTCAAGAATCGTCGATTTGTCGGGCTTATAGGTTTCCTGGTTTCCGGCCGCGATGGCTTTCGTGGCAATCTTAGAGTACCGGTAGGCGTCGATCTCCGGGATCACCTTCGTCCGCTGGAATTCGCTCATGACGTTCGCGGCACTGGCGCCGAAGTTCGTCTCATCGACGTCCATGGCGTCCAGCTGAAACGTCCGGCCGCGGTCCATGGTCAGCTTGTGGGTTTGGTACTTATACGTGACGCTGCCCCGAGGAAAGCCGTTGTCACGGTCATAATCCCCCAGGCCTTGCACCACGATGTCCGGGATTTTGATTTCGTCGCCGCCATTGTAGATGACGTCGACAGCGTTCGCTTCCATCCAGCCGGACGTGGATTGCTGTTCCGCCTGCAGATCCAGCTGGGTCTGAAAGAGCTTTGCATACTCCAGCGTGTTGATCGGCATTTGTCATATCACCTCTGCGCGAAAATATGTTTGATCTTCTCGGCATCCGGGAGCGTGCTGTTTCCGCCTCCCATCGCGCCTTTCGGTGCGCCTCCGCCTTTGAGGCGCTCGTTTACGGCCTGCTCGACCGCTTCGCGGAATGCTTTTTCCACCGTTTCGATGGACTTGTTGGTACTTTCCGCATCGGTGTAGTCGAGAATCTCGGCCAGCTGCTTCGGCAGACCTTTCTCCGCGAGCGTCTCCAGCGCGGTCGCCCGGAGTTCTCGGCGCGTGATTTCCCTTTCGCGCTTCGCCAGCTCTTCCTCGCGTTTCTGGCGCTCGTACTCGGCCTTTTGCTCGGCCGTCATTTTGGCGAGCTTCTCAGCTTCCGTTTTGGCTTCGTCGAGCTTCGTCTGGAATTCCTTCTCCCACTTGGAGCGCTCCTTCGCAATGGTCTGGCCGATCAGCCTGTTGATGTACTCCTGCTGTTCAGACGTAAAAGTGACCTTATCGCCTTTTCCCTTGTCAGCCGGCTCTTGCCCGCCGACGACTTCATCACCTCCAGCGGCCGCGGCCTCGCCGCCCGCCGGGGCATCTGCCTCGGCGAAAAGTTGAAGATTGAGCGGCAAAAGCCGCGTTTTGGCATTTTCGAATTGGTTCGTCATGGTCGATACCTCCCGTTTAACGCCCGTCGGCTTAATCCCGTGACAGCAGTTTAACGTCATGCCGCACGTGCTGGACGTAAAGAAAAACAGCCCGAAAAATCAGGCTGTTTTCCTGCCTTTCACGTAAGTGTCGTACCATTGCTGATATGTCATGCTGGCCGGTACGATCATCGTCTTTCCTGTCGCAGGATCTCGGGCCCGACGCTGCATCTCTATCTCTTCCCCGACATCGATCACCGCGACCGTTGTGCTGCGGCAATTCGGATGCATTGGCGGCATGTTCACCCCAGGGCGGGCGTCGCTAACCAGGTACACTTTTCCATCCTGCTGCCGGCATTTATCCGACGTCCGCAGGTCGAGCGTGGCCACGAAGCGGTATCGCTCGATGCCGGCTTCCTCGTATGCTTCCATCTCCGCGGCGTTAGCCATATAGGTCGTCTCGGTCCTGAGCAACCGGTTCGCGGCGTGTTTGCTGACGGCGAAACGTTCCTCGATCTGCTCCCGCATCTGCCGAATGCTGGCGCCACTCATGAGCCCGCCGGTGATGACTTCGGTGAGCGTCTTGGCCAGAACATCCGTATTGCCCCATATCCGCCGGCTGAAATGCTCGCCGCTCCACGAGCGTTTCAGAATCGCTTCAATTCTCCGCCGCGGCATGGCGGCAAAATCAAAGACGTACCCGGTGCCACGCTGCAGGTCGAATATGGTCCGGTAATACGCCTCGTTAATCGTGCTCATGAGCGCCCGGGTGAGCAGCTCCAGCTCCACATCCGCGATCAGCTTCGACTGGATGAACATGTCAGCCTGGAGCGCAAGCCGCTTCGTGATTCGGGCCGCATACGCCGGCGCGTTGAGGATTGCGAGCAGTCTTCGACGGATCTCCGGATCTTTCACTTTCCGGTACTGTTCGCGGATGCGTTCCCACTCCCGCCGGCTGATCGGCTCGGATAGCAGCTGCCGCGCTTCCTCCGGAGTCAAGCCGTGATTGGCGACGTAAGTGCCAAAGATGCGCTCGACCGCCTCCAGCACGTTCTGCTGCCCGCGATTATAAGCCGCGACGATATGCCGAATCACCGCATCATTCTGCCGGTGATACTCAGCCATCCGCTGCCTGGCCCGGTGCTCCCAATATTCATTGCTCCTCAGCGTCATCTACATCGCCCTCACGCTCCACCGGGAAACCGAACGCCGCCTGCTGCCTCCGCAGGTTTTCTTCCTTCTCAACGTTCTTGGCGTCGACCTCAGCCTGCGGATCATTCACAAAGGACAACTGGCTGACAAGTGTCTTGTGCGACACCAAGTCTTGCAGCTGGGCGATCATTTGCGCCGCTTCCAGGTCGTTCGCCGGCAGATTTCGCGTCATGGTGATGGTGACGTTGGACACGTCCACCGCTTTGCCTTTGACACGGAGGACGTTGGCAAACAACTGCAGCCGCTTACGCAGGCCCTTCTTGAAGTATCGCTCCTTGATGACAGCCAGCTGCTCCAGGCCGAGCAGTTTGTACTTCATGGCGACGCCGGAAGCATTGGCCGCGAAGTTTTTATCCGTCAGGTTCGGCACCATCGCAAACTGGTGGATGTCATCGCGTATCGCATTCCGGAGCACTTCGACGTCGGTCTCAGTAAGGTTTTTGCTGAGCCAGTCGGCGTCAGCGCCCTGATCAGCCGGTAGCTCCAGCACCTTGAACTGCTTCAATAAGCGTATCGTCCGGCTGGCTTCCTCGTCATCATCCCCGATCGACACACCTTTGAGCTTGAGGATCGCGTCCACCAGCTGTTCCTTGTCATTGACCCGGTCCGACATAAGCACATTGTACGCATCGATCAGGCTGATGACCTGCTCGAAGTCACCCTGCTGTTCCTCATTGTTTGAGAATTCCACGATCGGCACACCGCCGAAGTAATGCGGCTCCCGACCGAGCTCCTCATACGCCTGACTGCCCAGGTCCTTCACGAAGTAGCGAATCACTTCTTGCGCCGTGTAAACGTTGACGTTGTATCCGATCACCTGATTGTTGATGTCGCGCTTCTCGTAATAGTGACAGCCAAACAGCGGTCGCTGCTCGACCGTGTCGTCCACGACCAGGAAAATTTTCCGCGGGTCGATCACGGCCGGCTTCGGGATCGGGTTTTCGTCGTCGGTCATGTAGTAGAGCTCCCGGCCGACACCGAAGATCGACAAGTCCTTCGCCAGCTCCGCGTCGTGCGAGTGAACGTCCACCCGGCTGAAAACGTCAAGAATCGGCTCGATTCCTTCACCCTCGTATTTCACCGGGTCACCAAGAACATACCCCACGGCCACATCCGTAATGTATTTCGCATGGTTGGCGACGATCCGGTTGTTCGGCAGCCCCTTCGTCATTTGACGGTTCAAGATCGGGTGATTGCCGAGATAATAGGCCTCCAGCTTATCGAGCCGCGGAATGCTCGTCAGGTGCTCCTGAATGCAATTTCGAATCATCTCCGGCGGGATATTGTTCCAGTCCGGAAGCAACGATCGATCTCGAACAATGGGCATCATCTCACCCCAATCTTCGCCTTATTGCCAACCCGCACTTTCACGTGCTTCATATCATCCTCCAGCGCATACCGCACGGCGTCGATGCTGTGGTTGTCGCGGTCCGGGAAACCTTCCTTCCAGCCGCCGTTCCCGTCCGGCTCGAGCTCGTACCCTTCGAACTCGCGCGCCGTATTCGGACAGCGGACCGGGTCGATGACGATCTCCTCCAGGTCCTGCAGGAACTTGATGCCATATTCCACGCTGTCGGGTCCCTTTTTTGCCCCGACCACATTCACGCCGAGGTTCCGCAGTTCGCTGATCGTCCGCGGTTCGGCGCTGTCCGCCGTCACCCGGGCGTTGCTTTTGTTTTCGGCCTTGATCGCGTCCGCCAGCGCGCGGTTCGACATTCCGACCCTATGCAGTTCGTGGAAGATGTAAAGCCGGCGCCGCGTGGCGTCAAAGTGCATGACCGCGTAATGGGTCGGGTGCGATGCAAAACCAAAGTCAAGACCCCGCTTGATCCGATCAAACCTGGCGATCTCTTCGTCACTGATCCGGCGCAGCGTGAGATTGCGGAATACCTCGCCGCCGGTGCCGACGTCTTCTCCCAGGTACTCGTGCCGGTAGGCCAACTCGTTTCGCGCCTTGAGCGTCTCGGCCTCAATGATAAACTGCTCCCCAAGCCATTCCCGCGGCACGTCCAAGTAGGTGCTATGATGCACAAACCAGCCAGGCGGCGGGTTGTTTTTGTGCTCATGCACCCATGACTTACGGCTTTTCGGCGGGTTGAAGGTATAAAAAACGCGGAAGCTGTCGCCGCCGCGCATGAATGTCTGGTTGATTGTCCGAATGTCTTCTAACGAGAACTCGTCAGCCTCTTCGTACCAGATGAACTT